GGCGCCGCGCTTGGCCGTGCGCGGATCATAGGGGTGATGCCTGTTCATGGTGTTTGATTTGCCAGCGGTATGGTACCACTGTGGTTTTCGTGATGTGTCGCATCCAAGCGTTGTAACAGCTTGGCTTGTTGGTGGGCATGACCGTATGGGACACGCCGCAGGGTTTGAGTGTTTGTTTCATCGCAAAAGAGTTACTGTTCCGTTGAGCTCCACCCATACGTCGCCCTTCTTTTGGCCACGCAGCCGCCAGAAGTAGACGCCATCGGGCACGTAATAAGCGCCGTCGTAGGGTGAGTAGGGTAAGGGTTTTACTGTGTTGTTGCCTAGCCATTGTGCGCCTGGTGTGTCTGTTTGCCATACGAGGTTCCCCCATCGATTGTACACCTCCATCTCGAACCACAACCAACAGTCGCCAACCGTGTAGGCGCGAAATACGTCGTTCTTGCCGTCGCCGTTAGGCGTGAAGGCGTTGGGGACGTAGATCACGTCATCTTTGCACGGGTCGGGCGTCCACGTGGGGCGGATGTAGATAGGCGGCGGCCAGGGGCAGTAAGGCCCGAGGCTGAAAATAATGATGTTGTTTGCTGGGTCGACGTCGGGATACGGCTCGTTGGTGAGTCCGGAGCCGCCATCCAGCGTCATGCTGTCATTGATTTGGTAGATGCACAACACCACGCACTCGGCAAACCATGACCCTTCTTGGATGGCGGTAAGCCAACAATCGGCGGTCCCGCTTCCAAACAGGGGCACCTCGTTGAGCGCGAAGGTGATCGTGTCCCCGCTTTGCAAGATGTTGTCTTCGCCTTGGCCGATGTCGAAGCCTGGGAAGTTCAGAGGGAAGATGAGCTGCGCCCAGTTGGTGCCGGACACGCAGGGGAAAGGTGAGTCAATCAGTGGCGGGTCGAAGGTGAGGCCCAGAAGAAACTCACCAATGCTGTCGGCCTCCGTCAGGCAGTGGCCGTCATTCACTACAATGGTAATTTGGGTGCTGATCGGGTCGAACCCAAACAGCTCCATATCGCACTGCGCCCAAACAGGTGCAATGACAAATAAAAGGGTAAGTTGTGCCAGTCGCATACCGCAATTGTACGCCGAAGTGGCACACAAACGGCTCCGAAGCGGCGACGAGTTGTAAACACGTGGACGTGAAAAGGGCCACCCTTCTCACGAGATGGCCCCATCACTATGAAACAAAAATCACTTAACCAATTACCCATGCGGCTCAAACATGGAGGCAACTAAAGGTAACACAGCTATACCACACAAACAAACTGCCTCCCAACTAATTCCGTGGTATGCTATGTCGTAGCACGCCGTGCTGGCGATCATGCCGCCCACCGTTCTCTTGGCGCTCCATCGACGTAAATCGCCTTTCGTCTTAAAAGCCTCGGTGAGGTCAAAGCGCCCCAAGAGTTCGAGAAGCTTAGTAGTAGGTCCAGCAGACATCTGATTTTTTTTCGGTGTCGGTGTCGCAGTGGATGAACCCGGGGCCTATACCCACACGATCGAAGCCCGACTCTATGAGGGCCGCTATAATCAAAAAGCATTCTCGTGGTGTTTGGTATGCGATGTCAGCGGCGCACCCTTTCATGTGCGAGCTGTTGGAGCTCGTCTTGTAGCCCGACTGTCTTAAAATCTCGTTGTAGTCTTCGGTTCTGTACCCCGAGCTCACCACAAAGGGGATGCCAGCCCGTGATCGGGCCTCGTCGAGCATCTCCAAAAAATCTTGGTCCATGAGGTTACCGGAGCCTGGCTCGTCGGGCGAGTCAAACTCCGAATAATTAAACCACCTCACTCTTGGCGGTCTTTGCGAGCCTTGAGGGCTCGTTCCACATTCCACCACACCAGCGTCAGGCCGGCCAAGATGGCCACGGCGTCGTTAATGTACCCGACCATCACGGTGCCCACGTATGTGACGTTTAGTAGGTTTTGAACGTGATATTTAATTTGGCTCATTCTTCGTCAAGTGTTATCCAACCATTCGCCACCATATAGGCCGCATCACGGACAGTTACCGTGTTGGGCAAGATGAGGCCAAAGGGGAAGGCGTTGGTTTGGTGAATCACGCCCGAAAGCGCGAATCGTTCTTCGATTGTTAGTTCTGGAAATACGGCGATAAGCTTTTCGAGGCTACACGAGGGGTGTACTTCGATAAGCTGCGTGGTCGACACAATCAACGCCGCTAGATTGGGACTGTCTGGGTGCGTGATGTATGGGAAGAGGTCGTTATCGGCTTCCCACGGCTCTTGCAGCCATACAGGGCGGGTGATGTTGTACAGCTCTCGTGAAATGATTTTCGCGCGCTCAAGGCTCGTCAACAAACCTTCGTCATTTACCAAAATCCATTCCATCAGTAAGAGGCGTAATAATCGTTCAGTGTGTCAGAAATGTTGGCCGCGTCGTGGTTGTGAGTGGTCGTGGACCAGATCACCACCTCTTGCGTCTTGCCCTCGTGGGGGTTTATAGCGCCGTCACTACGAGCACCAATACGGAAGCCTTCCGTGGCGTTGTTGGGCGCGGCGTTGACGCTTGCACCCGTCTGCTTTGTGCCCTCAAACCATGCTTCGTTCTTGTTTTGCTCCGTGTGCCCCACGACGATGTATTGAGCTCCGCTCGTGATTGCCGTCCCGCTGTCCACCGTGCTCAACGTGCCGTTGCTGTATCGGTGCATATATCGGATGTAGTCCGTGTCTGCTCGGTGCATTATCTCCATGACCTGGTTAGCCTGTACGCCTTGCTTCCATTGGCTCACTATAGATTGATTTGTGGCAAGGTCGGTGGTGCTTCCCACCCATGCCACCACGAGCTCGTTGACATTGGTATTTATGTCGAAGCTGGTAGAGGCTGGCAGGCTGTCCGTGCTGCCATCAAATTGTATGGCAGGCTTTCCGTTTAGGGTTATGGTTGCGCCAGAGCTGTAAATTTGAGGCTGTGAGGCGGTAGAGCTTTGTAATAAGTCGTTAGAGCCCGCTTGGTCGTACCACTTTTGTATATACCCATCACCCGACCCACAGAATGAAACCAACGCGGCAGTGTCGAGTTCGCCTTGGGCGGTGAATCCGATATCGGTAGAAGCGGCTGAGGGCGTCGTGCGTCGCACCTGTATGGCGCTCCCCGTGTATGCCGTACGAAGCTTTCGCAGTCCGTAGGCGGCCACGGCTCCGCTGTACGTGTTAAGTAGCGGTTGGGTGCTCACCTCGTCATATGCCACGATAATGGTATATGTGGCCGCCGCGTTCGTCAATTTCGCCAGGTGGTCTTGGACGTTTTCCAACGTTGCCGCCAGCGTTTCGTTTGCGGCGGGTTGGGCGCCTGCTGGTGAGCTCCACCCGCTAGACGCGCCATTGGCCAACGCTTCGTCGACCAAATACACCTTGCGTTGAATGTCGAAGTTTGTGGTGGGGATCTCGCCTTGGTGGTTGGCCCATATACCAATGCCATCCACGTTAACTGTGTAGTAGTATTCCAGGGTGGCCCCGTCGATTACGTTAGCGGGGCTCCAATTGCTTCCGATGAGCTCCGCGCGGTTGTGATACGATTGTATCAATCCGCCCGTTTCGGTGTCCGTCTGGAAGGCCACAGAGCCGGCATCGCCACCCGAAGGCTTCACGTAGTTGTTGGTGGGGTCGGTCCGTGGCTCGTCGACATAGACGTCGATATCCAAAAAGTTCCGGCCTACACGAAACAAGGTTACGTCGGTTGTAGCCGGCGTGAACGTTGTTGTAAATCCAAGAGGGGCGTAAATAATGCCCGTATCAACGTCTTTCCAATTTACGCCGACGATGGATTCAACGTAATACTGTCCATTTTGCACGATTGTGCCTTGCTCTATTTGTTTCGCCTTTTTGTGGTGTGCGCTCACTTCTTCCACCGCCATTTGGTTGATGGGGCGCGGCGTGCTCTGGTCTTGGTTGACCCAACCGCTGGAAGGCACCCAATCCGTCCCGTCGTACACTTCGATACCTCCGAAGTACGTCGAGGCTCCGCGATCGCCGATAAGGGTTTCGCCCAAATCAAGCTTGTTGCGCCCGCTCGACATTTTCGCGCGGTATGTGAAAGAGTCGGTTTGTTGGAGCTCGTCTTTATCGCGTCTATAAACGCCCACCTCCACGAAGTTGACCGTGGCGCCATCGAAGTGGGTCGTGTCGGGCTGGCCTTCCCAATCGTAGGGGATAAGGCTTGAAGTTATCTGTAAGCCTTGCTTGTTGATGTCGCCCACCAATGGCGTTTCCACTGTGAACTCGAAGGGGATCACCACGTCGATGTCTTGCGAGGCGTCGTGCAAAAACCAGAAGCGCCCGTCGCTCATGGGCGTGCGATACTTGTATTTGCTATTGGTTGACGTGTTCCACTCGTACGAAGACGTCGTGCCCGTGATGCCTGGGGTGTGGAGGTGGTGGTAGTTTACCGTGTTTTGGAACGCGGTATCTTCATTCAGCACCGCCGTCATGTTGGGCGTTTGTGACGCCGTGACGATGTTGTGGAGGTAGTAGTTCGTGCCGCCATCCATGCCCAACCTGACGTTGAAGGTGGGGACGTAGCGCCAGAGGCGTGCCGCGCCGCTAGAAAAGCTCGTGTCGGCGTCTTTTATTACGCGGATGCTGCCTCTAATCGTAAGGCTTTCGCGGATGCCATAGTATTCGTCAGTGTCGTAAAGCGTCGTGCCCGAGGCGTCGTTGGTGGAATAGATAACGCCTTGGCTGCCTTGGGTGATGCGCGTCAACGTGACGTCGCCCGAAGGGGGCGTGTAGGTGCGCGACCAATTGCCGCCCTTATGGTTATCCCAAAGACCCTCTTTACCATTAAAGGCTATGTAACCGTCTGATATTGTATAGCTGTTTGTGGTGCCATCATAGCGGTACAGCCACCCCGTTAGGTTGCTGGCTGAGTCGAATACATTCATGACCCATAGCGCGCCCATTCTATTCCATACTTGCCACCCAAACGTCAGGCACAAGCTGTTGAGCACGTCCCAACAAGAATAATATTCGTTTACGCCGTTGGCGTTTTTCTTGTGAAAAGTGCGGTGGTGTATACGTGTGCGCTGTACCGTGGCGCCATTGAGAGCGGGCGGGTGCAGGCTGTAATTGGCATCGTCAACACTTACGGCGTTGTCTTGTACGCGAAGGCGGGCAGTGTTCGTAGTTCCAAAAAATTCATTTAGACGCTCAAAAACAAGTAGCTTGCTTTGCACATTAAGCAAATGTTGCAAGACGCTTGCGTGGTCTGTGTACGGCTCCCCATCGTTGTTATACGGGGTGTTTTTGAGCATCGCCATGCCGTCGGAAGCCCTAAACGTTACACGCGCGTTTTCGTAGTCATCGGCTACCGTTATGCTTTCCGGCAACAACACAAAACACCTATATGGGCCTGATGTTAGGCTCGATGCTATCTCTATAAAAAAATCACCGTCGCTGCTGCTCGCAATATCCAAGAGCAAAGTTTCTAGGCGCGTAATGTCTTTCCAGTACGTTGTCACCTCGACGTCCGTCGGATATATGCCAGGCAAAAGCTGCGAATTTGACGGGCCTTGGTATGTGATTTTGTACCCGTCTGATCCGAGGTCAAATTCCGTAGCTAAATCTGTGCCCGACGTATTCTTGCGAATAATCACGTAGGCAGTCGTGCCCAAAATGTTCACCCCTTTTCCGTATGCAACGCGGTGGCTTGGCATTAGCTGTATCGTTCTCGCGCCGTCATGGTGCGGCTGTTAGAAATATAAATGTCGTTGCCCGAGATACGGCCAAACACCTCCACCTGGTTGCCGCCCATCATGTCTTTAAGCTTGGAGAGCGGCGCGATTACCTCGGGGTCTACGCGAGCGTTCGGGTTGTCGCCGATAAGGGCCATACTAGGCCCAAAGGCGAGGCCGCCTTCCGCGAGGGCTGGTATCTGGATGCGGTTGACGAGAGCCATCATTCCGGCGAGGGTGGCGCCCAGCACGAACGGAGCGGCGGGGCCCATGCTCGCGGCAAAGCTCGAAGCGCCAGAAAGTACGTTGGCCTTCGTTTCGGCAAGGCGTGCAATAATCAAAGCCTTTGCCACCTCGACGATGGCTTCTTTTAGGCTTGAGGCGTTCTCAATTTGTGATTGCACCGAGGTAGAAAAAGCGTTGGCCATCTTGTTGTATGACGTCTGAACAGCCTCGGCGGTCGTTTCTACCGCTACGTTCACGTTTTCCAACATACTGAAAAACTCGCCCATGCTCATGGTCGCTTTTTGCGTTCCCTCGCTCCAATCCGTAATCGCGTGCATCGCCTCATTAAGGTGCGGCACACTGTTTGAAACGGCCTGGTTTAATTGGGTTTGACTTTCCGTGTTGACAATCGTCTGGCGGTTCATGCCTTCGAGGTCCGCCAGCAGTTCGTTAACGCTCACCCCCACAGTTCCAAACTCGTTGCGGAAGTCGACGAGCTCTTGAGTCATGCTGTCGATGTCTTCTTGTCCCACACGAATTTTGGTCGAGAGTAGGTCAAGAGTTTCAAAATCGAAAGCGGCAAAAAATGACGAGGCGGCGGCTTCTGCACGTTCGTGCGTGCTCACCATCCCGTCCAAGTTTTGGTCGTACTTGGCTACAATTTCATTTCGCTGCCGCTCAAACTCTAGCACGTCGCGCTGTCGGTTGGCGATGGCCTCAAGCTGTTCCGCCTCTGCCGCTTGGACGGCCTGTTGGCGCGCCTGGGCTTTAATGCTTGCGGTGTAGCGATCCGTGGCCGCTGTCAACAGGTCGACCGTTGTCGTGGCGTCTTTAAGGTGGCCGTAGTAGCGTGGGCTGATCTGTTGGAGGCGTTGCAAGATTTGCTCTTTACGCTCCATAGACGTGTTCTGCAATCCGAACTCGTAGACGAGCGTCCGGACGTCGGCGATGTTCTGAGCCGCTGCGGCGTTGGCGTCGCGTTGTGCGTCGTTGAGACGGTCTTGGATAGTCACCACCTCTTTGCGTAGCGTCGCAAACGTCGTGATGAGGGCCGTCAAGGCCGCCACGGCGATGCCGATACCTCCGCCACCAATTAGGCTCGTAATAAGCTTTAGTTGCGTGACAATTTGCGGCAAGAATGCCAAGACAGGGCCGATGGCCGCCGCGAGAATGCCGAAGTTTACGATAAGGTCGCGCACCCCTGGGTCGAGCTGCGACAAACGTTTGCTTAAATCGGTCACAATATCCAAAGCCTGTGTTACACGTGGCATTATTGTTTCCGCCAACTTGGCCAGGGCTATTTGCACGTTATCAATTGCCGTGCTCAATTTTCCGGACGCTGTTTCAGAAAGGCGCTCCATAGCTCCCTCGGCAAATCCGCCTTCTTCGGCAAAGCCTTTTAGCACGCGGTTGAAGTCCCGCACGCTGACGGCTCCCGCGCCCAACTTATCGGCAGGCAGGCCCGTAGCCTCACTCAACGCCTCGAAGATGGGGATACCCCGTTCAGCCAGTTGGTTGAGGTTTTCGAGCTCCACTTTACCCTTGGCGTTGACTTTGGCAAAGATGGCCGCGATCTCGTCGATGCTTACCCCGGTGGTGGCGGCGATGTCGCCCAAAAAGCGAAGCTGGTCGTTTACCTGGTCGATGCCCGTCCCGCTCGCGATGAGTTGGCGGGCGCTCTTGGCCACCGCCTCAATTTGGAAGGGCGTCTTGGCCGTGAACTCGTTGAGCTGCTTCATCATGCCCGCCGCCTGCTCCGCGCCTCCCGTGAGGCTTACGAATGACGTCTCGAGCGTTTCGAGGTCGGCGGCGCTTTTGATGGCTGCCGCACCCACCGCCAAGACGGGCAGGGTGATGCTCCGGGACATACTTTCGCCCAGGCGCTGAAAATTGGACGTCATAGAGCGCATATTGCGCTGTACGCGTCCAAGCTGCCTGTTTAGGTCGCGCGTGTCTGCGCCTATTCGTACAACGAGATCACCGAGTGTCGCCATCTTTCTTTTTTGCTAGTGCTTTTAGCGTTTGGTACCCCGTAGAAATACCGGGGCCTTCGTCAACTTCCCACGGAAAGGTCGCCAGGTCTTTGGTGCGTATGCTGGCGCCTTTCTTTGTATGCACGTTAAGCAATAACGCGGTTTGCCATCGCACTCTCTCCCAATGGCTCCGGTCAAAGAGCTCTTGGGCTTTGTAGCGACCGCGCACCGCGTTGCTGAACTCCCGAAAGGTCAGGTCATAGAGTGAGCCGGGGGTGAGGCCGAGAAGCCCCAACCCCAGCTCTTCTATTTCGTCCCATTCAAGTGCGCTTCCGTTTCTACCTTCTTCGGCGTTTTTTTTTCTGGGTTCATTGACTCTTCAATGATGCCTACCACAGTGGGCAGATCACCCACTTCAATAAGACCCAAGAAATCTTCCACGCCTAGCTCAAACTTCATACCCTGACGCCGGCAACCTTCTTCCACGAAGTAGTACAAAAGCTCGGGCATGGCCGTGACGTCTTCCGCGTCAATTTTGGCCACCTTGTTGCCTGTTGCTCGTTCGTAGTTCCGCCAGGCGCGCATATTAGCGCGGACCGGAAAGGTTTGGTTGTCTAGGGTAATCGTCATGTGTTATGCGGGGCTGGTCCAGGTAATGCTAGAAACGCACTCCATCGTACAAGTATACGTCGCGTTATCTTCCACACCTGCGCTCAACTCCAAAGAGGTGATGTAAGCTTCAAACGTCAAATCGCCGTCGTCGGCCACAGGCGTAGGGGTGCCGTTCGTCCATGTGACGGACTGCACGATAACGTCTTGCTTCGTGCCGTCAATGAATGCGGTCATAAGCTGATCGTAACCGTTGGTAGCGTCGTCGGCGTACATAGCCGTAAAGTTGACGGTAAGGCTCTTCAAGCCTGGGAGAAGGGCGCGATATCCACCGTTGTTTTTGGTAGTGGTGTCGCGTGTGTCGGTTGAAGCGTTAACGCTCAAGTCTGTGACGTGATCGGCCACCACTGGGGTGCCTGCGTCGTCTGCGAAGTAAATCGTAATGTTACTTCCATTTCGAATGCCTGCTGTTGCTGCCATTGTTATGCGTTGTTGGAGGGTTTCTTGCGGTCTGCAATGATGAGATTAATAAGAACGTCGAGATAACCAAACACCTGGTTATCGCGCTCGGTCGGAGTGAGATTGACGATCGTTTTGGCCAGCGCGAGAACTGCCAAGGTGAGCTCACCCCAATTTTCGGTAATAAATACGATTGGGTCCATTATCTAATAATTCTGATTGTGTAGTCTTGGATGGCGATGTACAATTTTTTTTCGGTGTTGATTTCCGTCACCTCGTTCGTGTACTGGATAGAATCCACTACCACCTCGCCTTCCGCCACGTCCACCGTTACCTTGGACCTGTCGAGGGCGGCGCGCACCTTATCGGCCAGCTCGTTGGTGTTGGCGTATGTGGTGTTAATGCTAAACACCTCCACCTGGGCTTGGTCTATGGGTGTGCCGTTCTTGCTGTCGCTGGGGCTGTTGCTAACGATGCTGTACACGATAAACGGCGGTTGTGCTCCCTCGGGCGCTTGCTCGGGGTAGACTCGTCCGCTGATCATGGCCTGCACGGCGCTGTCGCCAGTCAAGAGGTGGTGTATGGCTAGACCTACTTTCATGCCTGCTTAAAATACGCCGAAAAGCGGCTTTTTAGTAGCTGAAAATGTAACTGTTCCGACCGTGCTTTGGTCGCCTTCATACCTCGGTCAAATACGCCCGTGTTGGCCGTCGTTTTCTTCTTTCCAAAGCTGTCGCCACCCTCTACGATGTGCGCGAACCAGCCATCTGAATAGGCGCCCGTTTTGCGCTTTCCGATGTTGTTGGTGCGTGGACCGGCCAGAGAGTTAATCGAATTCTTGTTCGGTTGCCACACGCCCAGGCTTCGCCGCAGTTGGCCGCGCTTCACCAAGATGTCGTCGCGGTCTTTGAACTGCACCAAGATGTCGCGCTTGAAGTCTTTGATATTGCTTCTCAAGTTGTCGTTGTAGACGTCGCCTACACGCTCGGCAATATTCACCAAGGCTTTGTGGTCTTTCTCGGACCACAGCGCAAGCCTTTGAAGCTTGTTCATGACGTTGGTCAGGCCGTAAACCTCAACCTTCGTCTTTGTGCTCGTAAAGCGTGCCATCACTCGGAAATAACGCGTTCGGTAATGAAGTGCAGCTCGTTTTTACGTCCCACCTCTTGGATCGCCAAGATGTTGTACGTGTCAGAGCCGTAACGAATCGTGTATTTCGGGGTAATGGCCCGCGTGGTGGACGAGCTCCGGACGCGCCAGGTGATGGCGTTCCGTGTTGTTTCTTGCTCCGTCTGGACGCTATTCGAGGCCGCCTTGTTGTCCAGGGCAGCCCACACCGTGGCGTAGTCTACGCCCGTGCCGTACACCTCGCCGTAACTGTTGGTTGCGTTCGAGGGCGCCACAAAGGTGATGCGTCTATCTAAAAAGCCGATGTTCACAGACGGTGGTCGATAATGCGTTCGACATTCAAAAGCGATTGCACGCCCATAGGCACCTCGGTAGGGTTGCCCATGACTACAGAACGGCGGTTTTCGTACCAGTGGGCCACGAGCATACGTACCGCGTGCTTCACGTTAGGCGTAGGCAAAGTTCCCACCGTGGCCGTTATTGCGATTGGCATGGCGTTGTACAGCTCCAGCGTGGGGACGTCGTGGAAATAGATAATACACGTGTTGTCCCGCACCTTGCCGAGGTAGTACAGTGACGTGTCGAGCGTCTGGTTGTCGCCGTTGCCGTCTGCGTACGTGATGCTTGAAATGGTCTTTACCGGTCCATACGCCAGCGCGCTAGGCCGAAAGCTAGGGAGGTAAAAGATAGCCGAGCCGTCGGTTGCGAAGTGGCGGTTTGTGTAGTCACTCACAAACGCGCTCGCCGCGTCCAACAGGGCCGTGATCGTCGTGTCTTCGTCGCTGTGGTCAACGCGAAGAAACTCTTTCATATTGGCGAGGGACACAATGTTTGTGCCGCTCACGTATGCGGGTCGTGTTACGTTCATGAGAGAAAAAAATGGAAGCCCAGCCCAATTGCCAGGCTTCCAAGTTTAGTTATTAGGCTGCGGCCTCTACGTCCGTGCAGATGCTGATGGCTTTCGCGTTCGTCACGTCGCAGTCGTAGTAGCGGTTCATGTGGATGTTCATCTCGCCCGACACGGCCAAAGCGCCCGCGCGGTCCACGAAGATGTCCAAACCACCGAACAACGCCATAACGGCTGACTGTGCGAAGTTGGCGAAGATGATTTGCCCGTCTGCGCCGCTGTTGGTGTCGGCTACGTGTGGAGTCTTGTAGTACTGGTAGCCTGCAAAACGTCCGCCCTCGTGCAAGGCCGAAACGCTGCTCACTGCCGCCACGCTACGCGAAAGCTCCAACGCCTTGGGTGACATTACCCACACCGCGCCGTCGAGGTTGGCGTAATTGGCCAAGAGGTCTTTTTCCATCGTGTACACCAAAGCGTTGGTGAAGTCGGTGGAAGCGCCGGCACTGCTGTTGTCCGTCACGCCAGAAGCGCCCAAGATAGTAGCAAAGAATGCCGCGTCAATGCGCTGGTTGATACCGTTGTTCAACTGGCGTGCGATGTAGTCGTCTACGTTACCGCCCTGGAGCATCAACTGCTGAGTGAGTTGCGTGTAGTAAGACGCGCGGCGTGGAGTCAACGTCACAGAGTCCAATTCCAAGTTCGAGGTGCTGTTGTTGCCACCTTCGGCGATGTCAGCGGACAAAGAAGGCTTGACCTTCGTCTTTGGGAAGATGAGGTTACCCGTTGCGCCCGTGATCACCGTCGTGCCCACCTGCTCGGCCACAGAGGGAGCCCAGAGGGCGTCAACGCCAGACTGCACCAACGTAGGCACAAAGGCAGAGCCCGAGCCCGTCGTGGCTGCGTGCTCGTCGGCATCACCCAAAGCACGCTTTTGCGCCTTTTGTGGAACACCAACGTTTCCGCTCATCATAACGCCGGCCTTGTTAGCCTCGGCGCGCGTTTCTTGCAACCATTCGGCTTCGGCGCCTTCCAATTGCTTGCCCTCGTAGGCGTCCAAGATGGCGCGCGAGAGAGAGAAGCGGCGGTTCACGCGGTCAATCTCTTTCTGCTCGCT